AGTGTTGACGTAGCAGTTGCTCGAGTTGCACCTGCTCCCCGGGACTAATGCCCCAGGCTAAAGCGTACGAGACGCGGCTGGCATCAGTGATCTTGCGATCATCATTAGCGACGGATTGCGCTATGCCATACGACCACTCCTCGGACTTGGGTATCAATGTCTTACTCACATGCCGAAAACTCGACAAGAGGCTCTCGGATAAGGCGTCCAATACTGGTACTCCCTGTCCTAGCGCCCTTTCACACAGTGCTACCCCTTTAGCGTACTTCCCCCAGGCGACACCACTATACCGCTGGATGCTGTAAGGCACCCTAGCCAGAACTCGCCTATAGTCCCGGCACATCATTGGCCCATCAGAAAGCATAACAGGCTTCGCTTGGCAAAACCCAACACTCTCTGGCTCAATGCCCACATCCTCAATCTTGGTTGTCATCCCGAAATCAAGGAAATCAGCTGGCGTGGGGTCAGGACAATCCGCGCGGTATAGCATCCACGAATCGTCCCCGTCGACGCAAACTTGGAAATTCGCGTCTTTGTAGACTCCGGTCTTCATTGCCCAAGCGAGCAACACAAGTATGTTGATGACCGAATTGCCAAGTGCGGTGTTGAAATCACCTGACATTCGCCCACCCTTCGTCACCCATGAAACGCCGCATCCGCTTCGCACCCTATTGCGCAATTGCTTGCCCAACAGAGCACTCAGCTCTGGGTCGTTTCTAAACAACCATAGGTAGAATTTGTGCTCATACCTCAGATGTTTCAGGGAAACGTGAGAATCAAACGCTGAATGATCGAGCATTCGATACTTGTACTTCCGCCCCCTATAGGCTGCAAAAATCGCTTGAGCGCGCTGCTTCGGGTTTAGTTGTTTCGCGAAGCACCTGGTGCCATGGATTGTTAGTTGGTACAACCGATGTTCTAGTGGCGCCAGGAAAGTTGCTAGGTCCGCGGTAAACTCCATACCATCGCGGTACTGAATCAACCTGCAGGCTTTGTCGTTGTCAGGCCCCTTCTCGTCCTTAACAAAAGCTTTGACGTGGTGAGCTTGCGCCCCCATGCCCTGCTCGTGTAGCTTAACAAACGCCTCAGCATAAGCTTTCTTCTTGCTAGGCGCCCGTGTGTCCACCACTTGACGTGGCGTCCATCTTTCTATCATGCCCGGAGCAATGCCCTGAGCACGACACAGCTTCTTAAGTTCGTTGAAGGCCCGACTCATCCAAATATCACCGTTGCGAGTGATACCCGGCAACCTCGGCTTGTAGTGGCGGCGAACCACACTGTCTACTACATTATGCCAGCATGTTTGGTGAGACACGTTTTGGTCTAACTGATCAGGCAAGCGAAAGGGTGCTAAGTAGGTGGTAACCCTCCGCGTCTCACATTTGCTGCGCGCTTGCCTATCATCCCGCAACTTGACCGCAACCGACGCAACTGGCTGACGGACTGACT